CTGGCCAGCTGCAACCCCCCTGGTGTGTTTGTGTTTGTGTGTATCTTATGTGTGTGTAAACTGCTTTGCCAAATCCAAAAGCCCGACCCCGATTTCCCGACAAAAAAAACCCCGAGTAGATCGGGGTCAGTTTGGAGTTAGTTAGTTAGTTCATAAACTTACCTCCTGTTCTAAGACTTTCATCAAGTCAGAAACAGTTTCTGCCCCAACTTGAGCAATCAAGATTGCGTTGCACAAATCAGCTTGAACACTCCAAGAACTTTCTAATTGCAAATAAAAATCTTTGTTTTCATGACGATAATTATAACTATCAGTTAAATTCCAATACTCTGTAGGATTTTCTTCGTTAAAAGAATTTATCCCTTTTTGTATTTCATCTCCTATCTTACTAGCTTGATCAAGTATCTTTCTTTTTTCTTGACTTAACTTAGTCAGCTTTTTGTAAGTAGACGATTTTTTAAAAGCCTCATTCTTGTCTACCATTTTGGCTTCCATTTGTTTATAGAAACGATTAGCGATTGCCTCTCTTTCTTGTTTATTGGTTTTCATTTTATATACCTCCTAAAAGTATGTTGTTTAAATGAAACATTAGTATAACACGATATGTATACAGTTTGTAAACTATTTAAGTAAGACTTTTTTCTCCACCAACGGCGTCCCAGCTCGGATCTGGAAGACGGCAGAGCTGCTCAGATCCTTCTGGTGTGTTATCATGTGTTATGCCTTGCAGAAAACCCGACCCCCGACACCCGATTTGTAGCCCCCGACCCGACCCGAATGATTTAGCAACTTCTGAAGACCATCTAGCGTCTCTCCTGGGGGGGGATCTGAAGCTCTGTTGTGTTGTGTTATGTGTAGCAATACACCCCCCGTTTAATATTCTTTAGCTTATCCCGACCCGACCCGATTTTTTCCTAGCTTTTTTGTGGGGGAGAGAGGGAAAGAGAGGGGGGATGCGATTAACTTTTGAATTCCTTGCATATGCGTAAATATAACTATAAAAAATAATTACACTTTGTACCCTAAAAACCTTGCATATATTGTATACATTCTGTAGTATTAAAGAGTAATGAATATTTTAACCCTCAAACTTTTAGGAGAGTAATTATGGGAACAAGAAGTAATATAGCGTATCAAAAACCAAGTGGTAAAGTCGTAGTAATGTATTGTCATTATGACGGTTACCCAGAATATAACGGCAAGATACTCCACAACCACTACAACAACAAATCTAAGGCTCATGCTTTAGTAGACAACGGCTATCAGTCGGGTCTTAAAGAAACAATAATAGAATCAAACGAGGGCAGAGTTCACCAAGAACCACCTCAAACATTCCATTCTATTCATTCGTTCTTAATGAATGTTCAGTTTGATATTGAATGGGTCTATCTATTTAAAAATGATTCTTGGTATGTAGCTGAAACCAAGATGATTCAATTGCCAAATGGTAGGTGGGATTCAGCAACTTTACATGACAAAGACTTTACACCTCTTTGGGCCTACTTCACAAAAAATAATATTGCCGTTGCTAATGACAGTTGAAACTAACCCTAACTATTGGGATTGTGAATGTGAAACTAACTTTATACATGCTAAGGCTCAAACCTTGGCATGTTCTTTATGTGGAATGACTGAAGATGAATCTCCAGATTCCAGAGTAAACGAAATTAAAGAGAAAAAAGATGATTAACCTTTTAGAAATACTTTTTGAACTTACAACCCTCTTAGTGCTTGTAGCAATTTTATATATAATAATAACTGAAGATAATAATAGGAGATAACACATGACCCAATATTCAGACCAAGTAGAAAAACGCAGGAAGGAAACCCTGGACGAAAAAATGGATAACGCCTTGACATCTTATTACTTTCAAAAACATGAAAAGAATAAAGATATAGAAGATTACCGACAGCTTGATTATGCAAGTGGACGCAGAGTCATAACTAACATCAGTAAAGCTGGCAGACCCAAGACAACCCAAACAGAGCCTATGCGTAAATGGTTATTTGAAACTTTCTTTGCCAAATGATTGAGATACTCGGATATATATTTGGGATAGGCTTTCTTATTTGGCTAACCGTTGTTACAACACTTTATCTAATCATTACCCAATTCTTTGAGAACTTATGAAAAGATACCGTTATGTAATTGTCAAACAAGACAAACCCAAGACTTCGCTTCCCTATGGCGTAGAAGTTTATTTAAACCAAGACAAAGAACCTATTAAATCTTATTGGTTTAAGACACCCCAAGACAGAATAGAAGGCCCCAAGATTGTTGCTAATTATGATTAATCTCGATACAATCCGAGAGTGGTACTTGTTTGATTTGATTCAATATATCTTCTACTCTCCTAAAAGTATGTATCTTATGAGTGCCACACTCTCATGAGTTTTCTCGCAATCTTAACCGTTATCGTATATATCTTAGCTTTTATCCTAGGCAGACCTAAGCCTTAATCAAAACTTTCTTCTTCCTCTACATCTGTAGCTTGATCTATTTCTTTCTGTTTTAGATCTTCTTGTTCCAACCTTTCCAAACTATCAGCCTCATCTTCCAGCTGCCCTGGATCCAGAAGACCGTCAGTTTTATTGGCTAAAACCACATTCCCCATCAGCTGCTCAAGTCGTTTCTCTACTTCTTCCCGACTCATTTGATCTACCTTCCCGAACATAACTTCTTTTCTATCCACTACAAGACCCCCGACCTTTAACAAACTATTTTGTGCCGATATGGCAGCGTTAAAGGACCCCGCTTCGAGGGCCTTGTCTCTAATATCATATAGATCCTGGACAGCTCTATCATAATTTAACTCATACTTCTTCTTAGCTTCATTCATCAGATAGTTATATTCTTTACGAATTGTTGGATGATTCATGAGCTTATTAGCAGATTGACGAGCATCTTTATACCCAGCCTTATGTGCGCATTCTACGAGAGATAGCCGAGGATTATTGACAGCTTGCCAAATAAAGTTTCTTTGTCTGCGATTGAGTGAATTGTCTAGATTAGCGAATTCAATGGGAGCTTCTTCTTCTGGAGAAAGGATAGGTTCATATTCTAATTTATTTTTTCTATAACCCATATTGTTTTAAGCATATTAGAGTGAGGGAAATAATAATACCTACCCCCACTTTACCCTAAAGTGTATTGAGAGGATACCTTACAACAAATTACTTCGTCAAGATATTTATTACTTATTTATCTATATTTCCTTCTTTCCTGTGACAAAAATGAAAAAAATAAAATAATCGTCAAACCCGCATTCTTATCATGTTTTCTTGCGTCATACATTTATGACAAAAATAAGACAATAATAGATTAGTCATTATCTGGCGTAAATTCTATGACAGTTTCACCTAGTTCCACATACTGATTTAGGATCTCATCTACTAAATGCAGCAGCTTATCGTCATCATCTTCTACAAGCTTTTGTAGACTCCACACACAATAGCTTAATGAAGTTAAAACAACGCTTAACTTATCCTCGCCTCTTAGTGTGTAATTGTTGAAAAGATTCTCTAAACGCGAAACCACCTCAGCTAGAGTTGGCTTTTGCATTTTGCTTTGGATTGGCACTACTTTGACTGTCATTAATTAACTATAACTTATTTAGTAGAATTATCTAGGTCTTCTTGTTTAACCTCATTCGCAACATGACGCATGAATATATCAATCAATTCAAGCTTCTCAGATCTAGAAAGCTGGCTAAATTGACTAACGATGGTTTGTATTAAGTCTGTGTTGCTCATATTTTTGTTCCTTATATAAAAGCGGGGGATTGTTTCGCCAAGCTCCCCCGATACTTATGCAGACTATCCAGCTTAATTGCTGAATGACGCGAATTAAACTATTTGAATGTTCTCAAACTCTTCGTTATGAAACATACGGACCTCTTCTTCTGGAAAAGATGACTCAAAGTTTAAGTTTTCTTTGTGATATTTCTTGTAGGCCGCCACAAGATTATTCGTTTTCTTATCAGCCAGATCGTTTTCAGCCTGGTCATAAGACAAACGCATTAACATGTACATATCGCTTGTTCTACCCATTTGTAACCTCCTAAAGTTTCTATATGTAGACATTATAGACTTTTTACTTTAAAATGCAATTAAACACATTTACTTAGGAGAGTAATATGCAAACAACTAAAGAAAAGATAGATGCAATCTTAAATGCATCCAACGAAAAAGAGATCACTAAAGATCGTCTTAACTACACTTTGTTTGAACTGAAGGCCAACATCTCAGATTTAACAGAGATTGTTAATAAACTTA